GGGATAACCTTAATAAGAAGGGTAAGACCATAACTGTAGTAGTAGCAGTAGTTATAATTGTACTTATTACACAGAATATTTAGTGTTATTAGAGATAATATCATACAAATTAATTGTGTTTGTAGAGGGTGTAGTGAGAAGAAGTGTTGTGTTTGTTAAGAGTAATACAAAAAAGCTCTATACTTGCATGGTGCTTCTCGTAAGAAAAAAGTAATATTTTATGACAATTTTGTGCGTAGTTTGTTCATATTTATAAATAAACTGCACAATGTCTGCACACAAAGCTCTAAAACTATTGATAAATATAGCTTAGCACATCATTAATTATAATGTGCCCAGCTTTTCCAGGATTTTTATTAGATTGGGGCCCTAAATTATTTTGACCACCCCCATCGAGTCTGTGTAATTGCAATAGGGAGTGATTTCAACCCACAACAAAATTCCCTAAAGCCTGGTGCTGATGAGATGAATCGAACATCCTACTCCCTTCTTACCAAGAAGGTACTCTACCAATGAGTTACACCAGCATCAAAACTGATTATATGAAAAAAAAACAAAAAAACACAAAAAAATTAGATGTCTTTGCCATGATGGTCAAACACATGAACGAAAAGACACCCATTAAACAAAATTCAGGTCGAGGAGTCGTATCTGATAGCACAGTTTCAAGAATTCAAGACATTTACAACGAGGGCAAGAAAGAGAATGAATGAAATTAAAAATACTAGACCTGTTTTCAGGTATAGGGGGTTTTAGTTTAGGTTTAGAAGCTACAGGTCATTTTGAGACTGCTGCATTCTGTGAGATTGAACCTTACTGTAAACAAGTATTAAAAAAACATTGGCCTACAGTTCCTATTTTTGATGACATTCGTCAACTGAAAGGAACAGATATTGGAACAATCGACATTATTACAGGAGGATATCCCTGTCAGCCCTTCTCAGTCGCTGGAAAACAAAAAGCTGAGCAAGATCCGAGACACCTCTGGCCAGAGTATTTTAGACTTATCCAAGAACTCAAACCAACATGGGTTATTGGAGAGAATGTTAGTGGGCATATTAAACTCGGTCTCGACTCCGTACTTGAGGACTTGGCGAGTGAAGGTTACTCCACGAGGACATTTAGTATTTCAGCTTCTAGCATCGGTGCAAACCACAAAAGAGAACGAGTCTGGACGATTGCCAACTTGGCCAACTCCGAATGCTTGGGATGGACAAAGAGGCCCGAGGAGTCAAAAGAATTTAAGGGAGAAAAATCATCATATCAATTTGATAACAGCAGTGAAGGACGCATCGAGTCCGAACCCGGTCAAGATGTGGCCAACACCAACGAGGAGAGAGTATTTTCCTCCAAGATTGCCAGAGACAATGGCAAAGACAAACAGAAATCCAATGACGAACACATTGGGAGATGCAGTACAGCATTTGGAAGGAAAGTCTTACAAGGAAACTGGTCAGTTGAACCCAGAGTGGGTAGAGTGGCTCATGGGATACCCAAAAGGGTGGACAGACTTAAAACCCTTGGAAACGCAGTAGTACCACACATACCCTATTACATTGGTCAAGCGATTGTAGAAAGTTATCAATGAAAATAACCATTCCCTACAAGCCAAGGCCTCTACAAAAAGAAATACATAAAAGCCTAGCTAGGTTCTCAGTCCTGGTCTGTCATAGAAGGTTTGGTAAGACAGTCTTGACAGTCAATGAACTGATTAAGAAGTGCCTACAATGTAAGCTGCCGAGACCTCGGTATTATTATATAGCACCGACTTACAGCATGGCTAAAAGAATAGCCTGGGATTATTTAAAATATTACACATCAGTTCTACCGAAGATGGAATATCACGAAACAGAACTAAGAGCTGATCTTCCTAATGGTGGAAGAATACAATTACTGGGTTGTGAGAGACCACAAACCCTTAAAGGATTGTATATGGATGGTGTTGTCTTAGACGAGGTGGCACAAATGCCTCCCAAGATGTGGACTGAAGTTATTAGACCAGCATTATCTGATCGTAAAGGGTTTATGGTAGCTATCGGAACTCCAGCTGGACATAATTCGTTCTTTGATCTCTATAATCATGGACTTCAAGAAGAACAATGGTACGCACAAAGTTTTAAAGCTAGTGATACAAAGATTGTAGATGCAGAAGAACTAGCAGAAGCAAAAAAATTAATGCCTCCTGAGATATACGAGGCAGAATATGAGTGTAGCTTTGAAAGTTCTGCTATAGGAGCTATTTATTCGCAATCTTTAGCCAAGGCAGATACCGAAGGTCGTATAACAAAAGTTCCTTATGACTCTACTATTAAAGTAGATACTTACTGGGATCTCGGAATGCGAGATAAGACTGCGATATGGTTTGTGCAGCAAAAAGGTTCAGCAATCCACCTTATAGACTACTTTGAAGATAGTGGCGAAAGTTTAGAGTATTATGCCTCAGTTCTTGATGAAAGAGGATATATATACGATACCCATTATCTACCTCACGATGCCAATGTCCGAGAGATTGGAACTGGTAAATCAAGATTAGAAATAGCTCAATCACTAGGATTAGTGACAAGCATTGTACCGAAGATGTCTATTGAAGATGGTATCAATGCTACCAGAATGACTTTAGGTCGTTGTTGGTTTGACTATGAAAAAACAAAAGATGGATTAGATGCCTTGAGACAATATCGATGGGCAGTCACCGATAAAGGTGAGACAAAAAACAGACCACAACACGATTGGACATCGCATAGTGCTGATGCCTTCAGATATGTCTGTACAGGATTACAAGAAACAAAGAACTGGTCATCAAAGATTGAATATCCCAGATTAGGAATAGTATGAACAGTTTTGTATTAGGAGACTGTCAAAAAATTTTATCATCTATTAAAGATGAAAGTGTTGATTTAATAATTACATCACCACCATATAATATTGGTAGGAACTATAACGAATACAACGATAATCGAGAGGATTATATAACTTGGTTATCAAATATTTTAAATCTTTGTTGTAATAAATTAAAAAAAACTGGCCATTTATTTTTAAATTTAGCTTCTACTAAAAACGATCCTTTTGGATGTTATAAAATAGCAGAAAACTTAAATTGGAAATTACAAAACAATATTATTTGGTCTAAAGCAGTAGAGATTGATGGTTATGTTAGAGGGTATTCAACACCAACATCAAGTAAAAGATATTTGCAAAATGGATGGGAACACATCTTTCATTTTACTAAAGAGGGTAATACTGAAATAGATTTAGAGTGGTCAGGAGTGCCATATAATACAGATTATAATAATGCTGTAAGAAATGAAAAGAGGAGTGGAAAAAATTGGAGATCCACTACTACTTGTTGGTATTTTACCTATAAGAGCAAAGCTACAAAACAGATAAACAAAGAACTAACAAGCGATAAATTACACCCAGCTATATATCCTAATAATCTAGTTGAAAAATGTATTAAAGTTTCAGGTTTAAAAAGTGGATTAGTGTTAGATCCATTTATGGGAACTGGCACGACTGGTTTAGTTGCAAAAGAATATAATTTAGATTTTCAAGGAATAGAAATAGATCAAGACTATTTTAATTTTGCAAAACAAAGAATTGAAGGAACATTAATTTAATGAAATTTACAAAAGAAAAATTAAAAGCATTAATACAGCAAGAGATCACAAACTCCCTAGGATTTTATGGTGGAGAGCTCACACAACAAAGAAAGAATGCTTTAAAGTTTTATTTAGGCGAACCATTAGGTAATGAGGTCGAAGGTCAATCCCAAGTAAGATCACAAGATGTTTTAGAAGTAGTAGAGAGTATCTTGCCTTCTATGATGCGTATCTTTACTCAAGGTGAAAGCATTGTCCGATTTGAACCTCAGGGCCCTGAAGATGTCGCTTACGCAGATCAAGCATCAGATTACATCAATCATATCTTTATGAAGGATAACAATGGTTATTCTATTTTACATACAATGTTTAAAGATGCTCTGATCTCTAAAAATGGTTTTGTTAAATACTATTGGAAAAGAGACAAAGAACAAAAGCAAGAGTCTTATGAAAATCTGAATGAAGCTGAGTACCAGGCATTATTAGCAGACACCGAAGTTGAAGTTGTAGAAGTCGAAGATACAGCCACAGAATTAGATGTTGGTAATATCGATATGATGGAAGCTACCTACAATGTAACTGTCAAAAGAGTCAAAGATTATGGTCGAGTCGTAGTAGAGAATGTTCCACCAGAGAGTATGCTTATTAGTAAGACTGCTACTAGCTTAGAAGATTGTAATTTTATTGCACAAAGAGTTTTTAAAACAAGATCAGAACTCATTAGTGAAGGTTTTGACAAAAAGATTGTCAATGAACTTCCTGTAGCTGATGAAGAGATTTACAATACAGAGGCAGTAACCAGAAGGTCTTTTGATGATGAGACGATGCCTCAAGAATATCAAAACATTGATCCTTTATTGACAAGAGTATCGGTAGTCGATGCTTATATGAAGTGTGATTATGATAACGATGGTATTGCAGAACTTAGACACATTGTAGTCGGTGGTTCGGGCCCTAATGCTTATCATATCTTAGAGAATGAACCGATTGAGCAAATTCCTTTTGCTACACTAACAGCTATTCCCATGCCTCACAGGTTTTATGGATTATCCATTTATGATCTGATTGGCGATGTACAAGAAATTAAGACTACCCTTCTCAGGCAAACTCTTAATAACGCCTATCTACAAAACAATGCCAGAACAGTTGTTGTAGATGGACAAGCAAACATTGATGATCTCCTTACATCACGAGCTGGGGGTATTGTAAGAGTTAAATCACCCAATGCTGTTACACCCCTAGCTTCACCCAACTTCATGCAAGAAGGATTGGCGATGATAGAGAAGGTCGATCAAATAAGAGAAGGCAGATCAGGTGTCTCTAAAGTCCAAATGGGCCTAGATGCCGATCAAATAAACAAATCACACACTACAGCAACTAGTGCGAATGTGATGATGAATGCATCGACACAAAGAATAGAGCTGTATGCTAGAAACTTTAGTGAAGGCATTAAAAGAATGTTTCAAGGTATCTTAACCTTAGTGTGTAAGTACCAAGATCAAGAAAGAATTATAAAACTAAGAAATCAGTTTATTCCTATGAACCCTAGAGAATGGGTGGATAGATATAACGCAACAGTACAAGTTGGACTCGGCACAGGCTCACAAGATCAAAGACTTGAAGTCTTAGGTCGTGTTTTAGCAGTACAAGAAAAACTAATTGGTGCTGGTGGTATGGGTATAGTCGATCCTCAAAAGATATTTAATACCTTAGAGAAGTATTTAGAAAATGCCGGTTATAAAGATGCAAGTCAGTTCTTTAACAATCCAGCAACAATGCCTCCTCCTCCACCTAAACAACCACAACAAGATCCAACAGTACAACTAGCACAACAAGAGCTCCAAAGACTTCAAGCAAAAGATCAAGCAGACCTACAACTCAAAGCTAGAAAGCAGCAGTCTGATGAACAATACAAGTTAGAGAAAATTAACTTAGATCAACAGAAACTAGCAACTCAAGTTGTAAAAGACTCTGATGCAAGAGAATTAGAAAAAGAAAAACTAGCAACAAAAATTATACAACAAGGAATTAACTAATGGCATATCAATCACCTTTTTTCGAAGGTACTCAAGCCCAAGGAATTATAAACAACTACCTCAACAATATGCCTGGTGGCCTTCCTCCTTACACAACACCATCAACAAACCCCTATTTAGTTGATAGTACTCCTTTTGTGCCACCAGCAGCCCAACCCACACCTGATCCCACAGTTCCTAATTGTGAAGAACTCTATCCTGGAGAGGGCAGAGTTTACGATCCAGTT